TCTTTACTGAAATGGAAAAACTAACAAACGAAAATAACGAGTTAAAAGCGAAGTTGGAATTATTAACCAAAGTTGACGCAGTTGAATTAGAATCAACCGAACTTTCGGACATTAAACCAATTAGTTTCAATCCTGAAAATAATAAAGAAATTGAATTCACTAAAATAGGCGCTAAAAGACCGCGCAATACAATGGATTCTATATTAGAAAAAATGAATAAATAATATTAACAATTTAATTAAAAAGAAATGCCTACACAACCAGTTATTACCACTACTTACGCGGGACAATTCGCGGGGAAGTACATTAGTGCCGCTTTATTAAGCGCACCAACAATCGAAAATGGCGGAGTTACCGTTATGCCAAACATCAAATTTAAGTCAGTTATTCAACGTTTAGAAACTGCAAGTGTTTTAGAAGACGCAAGTTGTGATTTTCAAACAAACGCAACCGTTGATTTAACCGAAAGAATTTTAGAAGTTAAAGATTTGCAAGTAAATATGCAACTTTGTAAGTCACAATTTCACAACACTTGGCAAGGTATCGAACAAGGTTTTTCGTCTTTTGACGTATTACCTAAATCATTTGCAGATTACTTAATTGCACACGTAGCTTCTCAAGTTGCTTCAGCTAACGAAGTTTCTTTATGGCAAGGTTCAAGTGCGGTTGGTGGCGAATTCGACGGCTTGTTTTCAACTGCTTTAGTTGACCCAGCTTTACCCGCGCCACAATTAATTGCAAACGTAGCAATTACACCCGTTAACGTTATTGCCCAAATGCAATTAGTAGACAACGCAATTCCCGCATCACTTTACGGAAAAGCAGATTTAAAGATTTATGTTTCTCAAAACGTAGCAAAGGCTTATGTTGCCTCTTTAGGTGGTTTTGGCGTTTTAGGTGCTAACTCACAAGCAAACGCGGGTGTTAACGCACAAGGTACGCAATGGTATACTAACGGCGCTTTATCGTTCAACGGAACGCCAATATTTATGGCTAACGGATTACCAAACGATTCAATGATGGCAACAACTACATCTAACTTGTTTTTTGGATGTTCGCTACTTTCGGATACATCACTCGTGAAGGTTTTGGATATGTCGGATATCGACGGCTCACAAAATGTTCGTGTAATTATGAGAATGGCGGCGGGAGCAACATACGGAGTTATCGAAGACATCGTAGTTTACGGATAATCATTAACGGGACGGGCAACCGTCCCTATTATAAACAATTAAAAACTTAAACAAATGGCTTGTGATATAACACTTGGACGCCTTGAACAATGCAAAGATATAGTAGGCGGATTATCAACTATTTATGTTCTCAATTATGGATTATACGACGCGGTTGCGGACGTTACCTATGTCGGTACAACGGACGAAATTTCGGCGATTGCTTTACCAGCATCAACACCGATTTACAAATTTGAATTAAAGGGTACAAACTCTTTTGAAACAACTATAACAAGTTCGCGTGAAAACGGAACTACATTTTTTGAGCAAGTTTTAGCGATTATGCTAAAGAAACAAGACGTTGCTACACACAAGCAAGTTAAGTTACTTACTTACGGAAGACCAAACATTATTGTTCGCACAAACGCAAACCAATTCTTTATTGCGGGATTAGCAAGAGGAATGGACGTAACGGCGGGAACTATCGGAAACGGAACGGCGCTTGGTGATATGAACGGATACGGATTGACTTTTACGGGGCAAGAGGCAGTACCCGCCAATTTCCTTGATTGTATCGACGAAGCTACATTAGCAACGTTATTAAACAACGCGGTAATTACGGTATAAAAGACGTTTTATTGGTTAAAACTAAAAGGGGGTTGGATTCGTTCAACCCTTTTTTTATGAAACAAAAACACGAAAATCTAATTATATTAATATGATAGTTTTAACAACTCAAAACGTATTAAGCCAAACCTTTAATTGCACACCCAGAACGGGAACGATTACGGACTTGTTTATTACGGACGAAAGCGAAAACGTAACTACAAACGTTCCGATTATTTCACAAGGGGCGTTGAGTTATTTTTATCAAATAGAAGCAATTTTTAACCTTACGGAAAATCGTTTTTATATGATTGAATTACAAGACGTTTCTGGAAATAGATTATTATTAGAAAAAGCATTTTGCACCGACCAACCATTAGCGACATTCTCAGTAAATAACGGACAATATGTAGTTAATACCACAACAAACGAATTTATAATTTATGAATAATTACCACGTTTTAAATTTATCAAGTTATACAACCCCAATAGTTGAAGAAACAAACCGCGAAAATTGGGTTGATTTCTTAACGGAAAACGGCGAACAATACTTTGATTTCTTAATTAACCGATATACGAATTCAACGACGAATAACGCCATAATAAACAATATATGTCGATTAGTTTATGGGCGCGGTTTGGGTGCGTTAGACGCTTCTAAAAAGGTAAATGAGTACGCACAAATGATGACTTTGTTTTCAAGGGACGACGTACGCAAAATGATTATAGATAGAAAAATGTTAGGACAATTTGCTATACAAATACATTATTCAAAAGATAGAAAAAAGATTTTAAAGGCTTACCATATACCCGTTAATCTTTTAAGAGCTGAAAAGTGCAATAAAGAAGGCGAAATAGCGGGTTATTATTATTCTGACAATTGGAACGATACAAGACAATTCCCGCCTTTGCGTTATTCGGCTTTTGGATTCTCAAACGACAATGTTGAAATACTTTATTCTAAGCCTTATTCGGTCGGGATGAAATATTATTCTTTTCCCGACTATCAAGGGGCAGTTCCCTATGCACTATTAGAGCAAGAAATTTCCGATTATTTAATTAACGAAGTGCAAAACGGATTTTCGGGAACTAAAGTTGTCAATTTTAATAATGGAGTTCCAAGCGAAGAACAACAATCAATCATTAGCCAAAAGGTACTTAATAAATTAACGGGTTCAAGGGGGCAAAAAGTAATTGTTGCTTTTAACGATAATGCGGAATCTAAAACAACGGTTGAAGACATTCCATTAAACGACGCACCAGAACACTACACTTATTTAAGCGAAGAATGTTTACGTAAAATAATGTTGGGACACAACGTTACAAGTCCGTTATTATTCGGGGTTGCATCAACAAACGGGTTTAGTAGTAACGCAGACGAATTAAAAAATAGTGCGGTTCTATTCGACAATATGGTTATAAGACCATTCCAAGAAGAACTAATTGACGCGTTCGACACGATTTTACATTTTAACGGAATAAGTTTAAAACTATTCTTTAAAACTTTGCAACCTTTAGAATTTACGGATTTAGAAAACGCACAAACCGAAGAACAAATAGCTGAAGAAACGGGAACGGAATTAAGCGCAGACCCAAAAGATGACGCACTTGCTCAAGCGTTAATTGATTTAGGCGAAGACGTAGACCCAAATTGGATATTAATAGACGAATTCGAAGTTGATTACGACACCGAAGACGAATTAGATTTAGAAATTGAAAAGTTAAACACGCCAAAAAAAAGCATATTTAGTAGAATAAAAAAAATTGTTCGAACGGGAACGGCAAACCCACGAGCAAAAAGCGAACAAGACCAAGTTATTGACGGAATTTTATTTATTACAAGATATGAATATGCAAACGCTTTAAGTACTGATAGCCGTGAATTTTGTAAAAAAATGATTTTTGCAAATAAAGTTTATCGAAAAGAAGATATTTTAAGAATGAAAACGGAAGTTGTGAACGAAGGTTGGGGGGCAAAAGGAGCGCCAACTTACGACATTTGGTTATACAAAGGCGGGGGTGCTTGTCACCACGTTTGGAAAAGAAAAACATTTGTAGCGTTTGACGATAAAACGGGAATAGACCCATTAAGTCCAAACGCAAAAACAATTTCGACGGGAAAAGCGGAAAAGGCGGGTTATAGAGTTCGCAATCCAAACCTTGTTGCAATGCGTCCAAAAGATATGCCGTTCGAAGGATTTTTACCAACAAACAAAAGATTTAAATAATGGCTGAAGCATTACTAATTTCACGAAACGACATCGTAAAATTTACCGCACTTAACGGAAATATTGACACGGATAATTTTATACAATGGATTAAAGTCGCTCAAGATATTCATATACAAAATTACACGGGTACGAACTTACTTGAAAAGATAAAAACCGATATAATAAATAATACTTTAGCGGGTAACTATTTAACGCTAACAACTTTATATTTGAAGCCAATGTTAATCCATTGGGCAATGGTCGAATATTTGCCGTTTTCGGCTTATACAATTGCTAATAAAGGAGTGTTTAAACATACGAGCGAAAACGCAACAAGCGTAGAAAAAAACGAAGTTGATTTTTTAGTTGAAAAGGAACGAATGATTGCACAAAATTACACGGAGCGTTTTATAACTTATATCAATTTTAACAATACTTTATTTCCAGAATATAGCACGAATTCAAACGCGGATATGTTTCCAAGTACTCAGAACAATTTTACGGGTTGGTACATATGAAAAAGAAGCACAAACCAAAAGAAACAAACATTAAAAAGTTGCTTGTTTACCTTACAAAACTAAACAAAGAAAAAAAATAATTATGGAACATTTACGAGCTTTATCTTTATTGTTTTTTGCGTTTGCTTATTTGTGTTCCCTTGCGATGTTTTGCGAAAGCGCTTTGTTTTTAAAATTTGGAGGGGTTGCTTTATTCGTTTTTTTAACCCACGAATTAGTTCAACAATATTACTTAAAAAAATGAGAATTCAATTAATTATTTTACTTACAAATATACGCTTGTCGTTTATGAAATTACTTGCGGTTGTTGGGGCGTTCTTTTTGCCTATTTCGGGCATTCTATTTTTAATTGGGTTTGCGATTTTGTTAGATACTTTAACGGGAATTTGGAAGTCAAAGAAATTGGGAATTCCGATAACATCAAGAAAACTTTCGGCTATTGTTTCAAAACTATTTCTTTACGAAATTGCGGTAATTGGATTTTACTTAATAGATTATTTTATTCTAAACGATATTATTTTAACGTTCTTTTCCGTTCCTTTAATGCTTACTAAGATACTTTCTTTAGTTCTTGTTTCAATCGAATGTATTTCAATTTCGGAAAATTACGAAGCCGTTCGAGGCATAAATATTTGGGTTGCTATGAAGAACCTTTTTTCCAGAGCAAAAGAAATTAAAGGAGAAATAAACGAAATAAAATGATAAAGAAATTTTTTGATTATTTAAATTTTCTTCAACAAGAAAAGATTAAAGCAATGATTTATTCTAAAATCTAATTATGTACACACGGGAACAAATAGAAAAAGCGGTAAAAAGCAAAGGTTACGTTTGGTTCAATAGCGCAAAAGATTACGACGTTAATATTGTTGGAGTTCGTAATTTGAAAAGCGGGAAAAAGGTCACAAACGAGTTCGACGATACTTTAACTTTGAGTTATAAGATTAACGGAGTTTGGCAATTTCACGAATGGACAATAACAACCGACGCAGGAAAAAAACCAACGGAAATTTTAAGAAGTTCAAAAGGCGTTGCTCGTTTAGTTCCAAATCAATATAGAGGCGTTTACGCAGTAAGTTTACATAATGGAAAATATGAAGCACTTTGCCAAAGATTGGGAAACGTTTCGGTATATAGAGACAACAACAAAGATAAAATTCACGACGAAAAAGTAATTGATTCGGGTATGTTTGGCATCAACATTCACCGCTCAAGCATTTACAAAGACCCGTCAAACGTAGATTACTTTTCGGAAGGTTGTCAAGTATTTAGGTACAACGCCAATTTTATTGAGTTTATGAAAATAATAAACAAGTCTAAAGCGGTATTCGGAAATAAATTTACTTATACATTAATCGAACTATGAAAAGGCTAATAGTCTTTTTAAGCGTTTTAACGCTACTTAGTTGCTCAAGTGAAAGGAAAGCACAATACCACTATCAAAAGGCGCTTAAAAACGGCTTAAAATTGGTACAAGATAGCGACACAATACGAATTGCAACGATTGATTCGGTTGCTTACTATATAAACGATACGATACGATACGAAAAGATACTAAAATTCACCGATTCCATAGTGTTTTTTAGAAACGTGTATCTTCCAAAAACGAAATGGCAAACAAGAATAGAGTACAAGTATAAAACCCAAATTGTTAAACAAGACGTTTTAAAGTACAAGTACATTTATAAGGATTCAAAAGAAAAGCGCAAAGAAGTACAACAAACAAAAAGGCGAACAAATTGGAGTTTATTCTTTTGGGGTTTTTTAGCGGGTTTCGCAACGTTTTTTATTTTAAGAATAGTTATTAAATTAAGCCGTCCGATTTGATAAACAAATATAGACCCCGTTTACAACCAGACGAAGCGGAAATTTTACACAAATACAGAGCAATTAAAAAAGCATCCGATAAAATTGGTATTAACGACGAAGACGTAAAACACGGTTGGCTTAAAACTAACAACGCAAGTTTATTTTTTAATAACCCTAATTTTAAAACAGAAGACGAACAAGGGTTTGAAATAATTAAAAAGGAATGTATAGAAGCGGTAAAAAACCACGCGCCGAAATACGACAAACCAAAGTTTGAAAAAACGGACGATTCTCATTTATTAGTTATTGACATCGCAGATTTACACATCGGTAAATTAGCAAGTGCGTTTGAAGTTGGCGAAGACTATAATTCCCAAATAGCAGTCAAACGAGCAAAAGACGGAATGCAAGGAATATTAAACAAATCGCAAGGGTTTAAGATTGACAAGATTCTATTCGTTGCGGGTAACGATATTTTACACACCGACAACACAAGACGAACCACCACAAACGGAACGCCACAAGATACCGAAGGAAGTTGGTTCGAAAATTTCATAATGGCTAAAAGCCTTTATATTGAATTACTTGAACAATTACAAACAATCGCTGAAGTTGAAGTTGTTTATAATCCTTCTAACCACGATTTAACGCACGGGTTTTTCCTTATGCAGTTAATAGAAGCGCACTTTCATAACTCAAGCATTCGTTTTAATGTAGACTTGAAACACCGAAAAGCATTTAAGTACGGAACTAATCTAATCGGTACTACTCACGGAGACGGAGCGAAAACGGAAAACTTACCTTTATTATTAGCTACTGAATTTCCGATACTATGGAGCGAAACAAAACACCGATACATTTATTCACACCACATACACCACAAAACAAGTAAAGATTTTATCGGTTGTACGTTTGAAACTTTACGCAGTCCATCTGGAACGGATAGTTGGCACTACAAAAAAGGATATACGGGAGTACCAAAAGCGGTTGAAGGCTATATTCATCATAAAGAACACGGGCAAATCGCACGTTTAACGCATATCTTTTAAGTTTTTAGCACATTTAACTTGACATTTTGTCACAAATTTTGTTAGAATTTTCCATTATAATCGGAACTTAACCGACTTAATAGTGGAATTTTTCCACTATAAAGGGAATAACCTTATTTTTCACCGCATTTTTAAGGGTATAACCTTATTTCTTATGTTCAAATTATCCTATTTTATATACATAAAGGGGTAATATGTCCATTTCCTTATTTAGAATCATTATTAATAACGTTTTTTTGTATTGCTGAAACGTAATAAACACAAGGGTTTTATAAAAAACTTTGTTGATGAGTTAAAAATAATTGTTAAAATGTTTGGTCGGTAAAATAATCACCTCTATATTTGTGTATAACAAAACGGAAAACTAACCTTTAAAACTAAACAAAATGAAAGAACTAACTAAAAAAGACGAACGATTAGCTAAAAAATGTTTAGAGCATTTAAAAACTTGGAGTAAAGAAGAATTACTTGAAGATATGGAGCAATTGCTTTTGGCTTTAGCTGAACAAGGAAAAGACTTAACTAACCTTGAATTTTATTATTCAAACCACAAACAAAGTAATTAATATTAACCAATTAAAAACTAACCAATGAACCAACAAGAAATGATTGAAGTAATTTTAAATTACAAAGACGAATTACAAAACGATTACAACGAACTTTGTAAGGCATTCGGGCAACAAGACCCAGCGACAAAACGAAACGAAACTAAATTAGTAACTATGTTGCTTTTAATTGATAAACTTGAACTTAACGAGTATTGATTTTAAGCACGTTTAACGCATTATTATTTAAAAGACATACATTTATATAACTTTACTATTTACTAACCTTTAAAACGATTTAAAATGAATTTAGAAGATTTACAAATTGAGCAATACACCGCAAATTTAAACTATGAAATTGACGGAGTAGAATTTATAATGGAATTTGATTGGAATTTTTACGACGCAGACCCGAAAACTTACGATTGCAAAATTGATGTTTATTGTACTTATGCCGAACAATGGATTAACGGAATTAAGCACTCGTATTTTCCGAGCGTTGACGAAATGAAAGTAATTAAAACGGCAATTGAAGACGTTGTTTTGGAATCGCCAGTAGATTGGGGATTAGTTGAACACTTGGAAATGGAATTAGATTTTTATAACGAACAAAAAAACGAGAACTTATGAAACAATTATTAAAGTCGCAAATTGCGACCACAGAAAACCAATTTACTCAAACAACTTTTTCATTAAAACGAAAAATGAACTGGTG